TCGGAGCGTTCTCACTGAGCCATGTTGTACCAGAATCAGCCCCGGCTGTTAATGACGTAGGCCTATAATAGTAGTGAAGCTCAACAGCAAAGTTTGCATTCGGTGTTGGCGACACAATGAAGTTGTCAATATCGAAGAAAGCGTAATATTTAGGAACCCCTGTTGTGGATGCGTTGGGGTTGTACTCCTGGATAAAGTTTACATCCTTCTGCAACAAAAACTCTTTGGAGCTACTGTTGGTGATCGACATGGAAAAAGATGCTAGGTAGTCACTAGGCACAGAAAGATACGGGTCATTCTGCGACAAGGCTGACGTGGCATTTTTACGGAAAAGTTCTAGGTCAACAAGTTTGAATATGCGCTGCTCTGTGTTCTTAATGAACGTGGGCAAGTTGGTTACAAACGTAGACTCTGTGTTCTCCGTATAATCCTGTATCGCTGTCTTTAGCTGTGCATAGGTGTAGCTCACTTAAACCTCCAATGTGACTGGTCCGACAGTCGCATTTTCACCACCGCCTCGTGTATTACCGGCTGTCGCGGTTCCTGACGAGGCCGTGAAGGTATAAAGGTTTGAATCCACAACAGTAATCGAGTAACCACTTGCATTCTCCAATACGGCTTCCGTAAAACCGTCAAAAGCTTCAGCTTTGCGGAATCTTACAGTATCTGAGGTGCTACGTCCATGAGAGGGTTCAACCACGGTAATGGTGGTAGAGCCTTGGGCACCTGATATAAACGAGTTAGGCCCAAGAAGCCTTGCAACTGCAACCTCGGTTCTTTGATCTGGACGTGGATCAAACAATGCTTGCGGATCTGGCCCTACCTGTGGTGGCTCAAGCTGTGGGTGCTTTGGCTCATACTCATCTGGTCCTACCTTCAGACCATTCCACTCCGTCTGCATTTCAACAAGCCGGTAGCGAAACCCCGACCTATCGGAGTAGCCCCAAGCATCTTTACCCGAAGCATACCTCGCCATTAATTAACCCTCAGATACTGTATGCTTGGCTGTAGTTTCAGGGCAACTCGGTCTTCGTCCTCGTCTGCGGCACGTTGAAACTCTTCTTCGTACAGGTTCTTTAGAAGCTGCACTCGTTCCGGTGCTTTTTTAAGAGCAGTATAGTACGCAAGGCCTGCGACCATGCAGGGCAAAAACCTAAATGGTGCATCTGTTGTGTTAACCAAAGCATCGACATCTTCAATCCGTTGAACATAGTAATATACCAATGTGTCTGTGGAGTTTTCAGGGGTGGGCCACAGCGTGATCTGAGGCTCCACCTGACGATTGTAATAATACTGACTTGGGCGTCCCTGTGTTGTTTTGTTTGGCACTGTCAGATACTCACTGCGTGACATTCGGCTTATCTCAAAGTCTGTACCACTACGGCGAACTACTACTTCCAAAAGGTCCGTATAGTCCGATGTAAATGTATACGTCGCCGTGCCTTGAGTCAGAGCTTGCGTAGCTTGCTTGACTGTCCACAAGTTTAGCCCACGGTTTGCCCAGTCCGCAAACATCAGGTTCATGGACCTACGCGCCGTGCGAGCATCATAGCCAGTGCGAACTTCAAGCCCGCACCTCTCATACGCCTCTTCGATTATCTCTGCTACGTCGAGATCAAAGTCTCGTGAACCTGAAGTTGCCATTTACTTTCTCTTCAATGTGCCGCCACGCATCTTACGCATAGCTTTGCCCTTTTTTGCCATGACTGGTTTCTTCATCATTGAACCACCACCGCGCATAGCTTTCTTTGCGCCCATTCCACCACGCATCTTACGCATTGGTTTCTTCATAACACTTTCTCCTATCTCTACGATGTTTAACTAAGCGTTGATAATCCTGGTCTTCATAGTTTGAATAATACCCTAAAGCCTCTAGCTTTGCACTAGCGTTGTCTATATCTGTCAAGCGTTGAATAAACACCATGCTTAACTTTTTTTCCTTAAACGCCAACAACCAAATATTGTGCCCTGTTGCTGCTAACCATCCGTTTAAGGCAAAACAAGAGGCCTCTAGATCATCGTAACTTTGTTTGTGTGTGTAGCTGGCACAAATTACGACCTGATATGTATCGTCAAAACTTTGTATCTCTTCGTAAACCGCGTCCCACAAATCGTCTTTTTCTTCTCGGACTTTTACTTTGTTTGCAAACCAAGCGTTTTTGGCGAAAGGGCACAAAGCATTTCCGTTGACGGATTTATCTGGCTGACTAAGTTCCGATACAATCCAATTTTTAAGAACGTCTGTTAGTGACATTTTTCTTTGGCATAGTTATAGCACCAGCCATTTCTTTGCGCGGGGAACAGTGCATGCCGCCATGACTAAAACCAGGAACACCACGCCCCTTTAAAATGTCAGCTTTCGTAACATCACCATCCTTGTTCAAATCCGGGAACTTTTTATTTGCCACGTTTCTTTCTCCTTAATGCTTTTACACGCCGGGGCTTTCCGGCTGGTTGCCCAATACGTTTCTTCTGCGCAATTCTACTACGCTTCTCTGCTGCTGTCATTTCGCTAGATGTTTTAGGAGTTTTACTGGAAACTCTCTTAGAGGGGCGACAATATGGAGTACCCCGTTTTTCACCCTTGCGACGGCCACACGGTTTTCCTGTACGCTGGTCCGTCCACTTTTCCTTAAACCATCTTTTAAGAGCCAAGCCCTTTTTCGTCTTGCGTACCGCCATTGTTTACTTCCTTGACTTTTTAATCGCATCGAATGTCTCCCGCATAGTGGCAGGCTTCTCATTCTTCGGATCGTACTTGCACTTTATTTCCCGTGGGAAAAACTCGTTCAAGCCTAACCATACGCTGTCAACAGTGTTATTAGGCCCATGATATATACATACACGCTGCCCGTCTATAAGCTCACAACCTTTGAGTCGGCAATCTACATACTCCGGTATGGATGCTGCGTTAGCTGCACTTTTTAGGAACATTACAAAACCCAGTAAAACCCCTGACCCTACACAGGCCACTAAAATCCACGCCACAATCTCAACAAATTTGCGCCTACGTTGCCTCTGACGATACAATGTTTCCTGGCGCTGCTTTCGGATCTGACCTTCCATTTTCACAAGGGAGTCCCATTTGGACTTGCCAAGAGTAAGGCCAATCCATTGTTGAAGCTCTCGTCTTTGCTGTTCAGCCTTTTCTTTAGCCGCAAAGGTTTCTATTGCCTCTTGTTCAACAGATTTACCAGCGAACAGTTTTTTAAACAGAGGAGGGTTCTTAGCTTCTTTCTCCAGCATATCCAGGTCACTGAGCGCACCCATCCACCGTGACAAGTCGGAAGCCATCGACTCAATATCACGTCCTACCTGCATACCTTTTTTGATTGCGCCAAAAGCTGCGGAAGCTGCTGCCATCGCTGATACTGGATCCATTAATACACCTCCACGCTTCCTTCCTTGACGTACTTTGGCACACAGTAAGCAGTGACGCGGTCCTTCGGATCTATGTAGTCTTTATAGCCGTAGTTTCCGTACCTCTTTGAAACCTCGGCAGCAAAATAGTTACATTCTGTAACAGATCTAAAATGCATATCTGCACTTGTTAAGCGTCTGTCTTCACCCGTCCCCAGGTACACCATTAAGACAAACACATGTATCATCGCGGTCAATAAATCTTTGTTGTGCGGTACTTGTACGTTCCGCCGGTTGCTTTCTTTTTGCTGTTACCCCAGTTTGCTGCGCCAACTTTTCGGCATTTTGCGATGGCACCGCTTGCATACGCCGACGGGAAGACCTTATAGCGGCGTTTAACTTTGTGATAGCATGCATCCTTCTTGCTCATTTCTGCCTCTTTGGTTTTTTAGCCTTACGAACCTTCTTGAACTTTTTCTTCTGGGGCGGCTTTGATATTTGGCTTTCGAGCGACCCACGCGAGATTCCCATCTTTATTCCTCTCTATGTAGTCTTCCCACAAAGTAGTGAGCATCTTGTGGTTTTCATCAACCTTGACGCTTATAACAGCCGTGTCTGTCTTTAGCTCAACTACGGACAGAGCTATCCAAGCAACAAAACCCAGGATTGCAGTAACTCCTATATTTAGCATTTCCATCTCCGACGAGCTGCACAGATACGTTTTTTAGGGGTCTTCTTGCAACTGATGTTATGCATCTTCATCTGACCAGCAGAACGCGAGCAGTATGACTTGCGGCGCTTTGCACGAGATTTGCTAGGCTTGCTCTCAGTCACCGCTGTTTGAAGCTTGCTTCCCGGGTTTTTACGACGATACGCTGCAACACCAGCCTTAGTCATTCCCGCTCCAGATTTAGTGGAGCGGAAATTCTTTTTGTTGCGCTTGGGCATCTTTGATGGCTTTCTAGCCATTAGCCAAAGAACCCAGTGATAGAGTCTACGTTAGTGAGCGTTACATGACACTCATCATCGAAGATCATGCCGTGATCAGGAATGGTGATTTGATTGTCGTCTGATGTATGAAACACCATTGACAACAATGTTGCACCACCGCTCCCGTTCTTAAACACAACGGCGGGTGACCCACTAGAGGCTGTCTTTACATAGAAAGCCTTTAGACGAGTTCTACCACCCTGCAATGTGCCTGTAGCTGTAGCAGTCTTTGCTGTAATAGAAGCAGCCATTGTGCCCTCCTATTAAGCAAGGTTGTTATTCTGCTGGTACAGGATTGTAACACGAACAAGACCTGCGTTTGTTGCAGCGGAGCCAGTTACAGTCAAACGAATGTCCGCTGTTCCTGTGTCCTGCCACGCCAATGCAGCGCCAGCTTGAGTTGTTGGATACTTGCGACCAGCAGTTGTTCCGATTGCAAACGTGTTGAGAATGGTAGCAGCACCACCAACAGTGTCACCAACACTAAGGTTAGTTGCAGTGTTAGCTGCGGTGATAACATCAATCACACAGTCAATAATTTGAGAGTTTGCTGGGATAACAACGTCAGTTACAGATGCTGCGACTGCACCACCAGAAAGATCTACTGAGAATGTTTGAGCCATAACAACCTGACCGACATTGGCAATGTTAGTGCCAAGTGTTGTGCCTGTTGTGTTCTTAATCGTTCCGGCCTTAATAGGACCAGAGAAAGTAGTTGTAGCCATTTTGTACTCCTGTCGTGGCTAGTGTCAGCCACGCTGTGCGGCTGTCAGGGATAAGTAACTATACAATAAAAAAGGGCGGCATGGAAGCCGCCCTCTAGTTTCTTTGTGCCTACAGTTATGCTCCGGGTGAACCGAATACACAACGTGGGTCTGAGAAGCCGAAGCTGTAACGCTCACGAGCCTTGAACCGCATGTTACCAGTGTCGAAGTCTGGGTCCATGTTGGTTGACAGGGCTGTACGCTCAAAGTGCTTCAGACCGTTAGGTGCATCAGTCTTGATGAAGAATGCATCTGTGTCGGTCAGGTAGTCGTTGACTACATAGCCTTCAGGCAGCATGCCCATTGACTTCAGCGCGTTCACGTCGTTGTCGGCTGTTCCAACACGGAGGTTAGAAACAAGCAGACGCTCTGCAACGAATTGCAGTTGACGTGGAACAATCAG